GTGAAGTATGTCTTTCCAACGGAGGGGGTAAGACCAACACTTTTCGCCATAGACGACCAACTGGCATAACCAGCATCATCCGTGGCAAAGAGACAATCGTCACCATTGACCAAAGTCTCCACTGCCCAAAAGGGTGTGTCGGGATAGACAGCAGCCCATATGAGAGCGAAATTCGCAATACACAACACGGGGAATGAAGTTATTGACCCCATGAGCTGTCCGCGAGCTTGATACCCGGTTTCCCCGGTATCAGGTTCACAATATACGTGCCCCACAAGGGAGCGCACGAACAGTTCACGGTACGTGTCCGGCATCCCGGTAACGTCCGCAATTGTATTAGCGATACGGTGCGACAACTCGATAGCGAGGTTATCGGTCGCAGCCTTGTAATCCCCAGACAGCCACTTAAGGCCACATCCTAAAGGTCCAAGGCACTCGTAAATACGGGCACCGTCGATCATACCGTCAACAACAAAACGGCGATCTTTCGCAAGGAATCCATGGAGCATCTTCTGGATGGGTCTCAGGGCCTGGTACATGAGTACGGGACCTGCCGTAATTGTCCGAACCTTACACGCTTCCGGTAAGGCCTGAACGAAGCACTGTAGGTCTTCGCTCAAAGCTGCCACCAAACAGTCAGCTTGGCAACGGATGAGTTCGTCCCGCGCACGGGCCGACAGAACCAAAAAGGTCACATCCTCCTCCAAAATCCGCTCTTCACTGTCCGGAACAAAATCCGCGGCAGTAAACTCGGGAACAAGTCCGAGGGACCGGAGGTATCCAAAAGCTCCATCATCGGCGCGTCGTGTCGAATTACGACCGCTGCCGAGCAACGTCGAGTGAGATGAAACGGAGGGCCAAATCAACTCGACGCCGGAAAAATCCACCTTCCGAAAAAGGTGACGAATCACTTCATCACATTTCCGACCCACCAGGTCAATCGACACACATTGAGAGAATGTGCGATCCTGGGGCGTGGTCATCGTAACAAACGCTGCCTTTCGTTCCCGATCACATCGGTCGGGTTGTGGTCGTGGTAAACCTTTCTTCAACATCAGAGAGGAATACATGAACGACACCGAATGGCGGTACTCACCAAAAGACACCTTATCACCGGTGACTGATACATCGCGAACATATTTTCGACGTTTCACAATACGTTGTTTATGTAAATTAAAGAACGCGTAGTATCGGGAGCCCAACCAATGTGGCG